AGAGATGGATGGCGGGCACTGGATTTCACGCAGCTCCGCACACTTGTTAACCGAGGAAAATATTCACCCTCAGTGTAAGGGCTGCAATCGATTCATGTCAGGCTGCCACGAGCAGTACACGCTGTTCATGATCGACACCTATGGCATGGACACTGTCCGAGAGATGGCAAGCACCAAGCGTCAGGTCATGAAGTATGCTCGTATAGACCTCGAAGATATGATTGCTGACTATAAGAGGCGCATCAAAGAGCAGGAGCAACGACTGGCTGGCGTATAGCCATAACATGATATGTAGTATAATAGTCATGCCTATATGGAGGTGACTATGTGTACGACGGTTAAGCGTGCCATGTTCTGTGCTCGTAACGGCGAAAAGCACATCGAGAACTTAGAAACAGTCTGTGTTCTCGTTGGGCGACTGAAAGGACTAACCGAGTCCGAGTATCTCGATCTCTGTGCTATTAACAAGCTGGAGAATGCGCGAGCACTTGAAATGGCGAAGCACTATCCCGGCCGATAGCTAGACCGGAATCCCGCAGGGTGACACACCCCAGACTACTGCCCCCTAAAGAAAGTGACAAAACAGACAACCGGGCAACAAAGTTGTTGTATCATATAACACATGTTGTTATCTTAAATGTGTCGGGGATGTCTCGACGATAGGGAGATCCGGCTATGAGTAACTTTTGGAATTGGTTAGAGCAGCGTATCACAGGCTATGAGGTTGCGCGTGAGCGTGCGCTAAAGGCCTATGACACCCGCTGGAAGCAAACGCTTGCCGAGCATAATGACGGTGTCGAGCCAGTTATATCGTCTGCCGGTTTCCATGCGCCCTGCGATGGCTACGTTCATGTATGGGCTGAGGGCGGCAACGAGTATGAGGGCGTGTACCTTGCCGGTCAGTTCCTGCCGTCATCGAAGGAACGCGAGTCTATCTATTGTGGTGCCTTCAGTGGTCAGCGTGAGTTTAAGGCGCCTATTGATCGTGTAGGTGACTTTCTTTCGGACTGGGAGCAGCTACCTGCCTCTGTCCGTAGCGTTATACAGATTAGCCGTTCGCGGTCTTTTGTTGTTAACGATGACGTGTATTGCTATGTCAGCATCTCTAAGTGTCCCAGCGATATCTTTGAGGCCATCGAAGACAAGCTGATGGGCGACATTTACAAGTTGCAGCGTTTTGCGGCAGAGCAAACCGAGAAGCAGCGTGCTGCCCGTGATGCGGCGCACGAGGCCGGTGAGGACGCGCCAGAGGGTCGCGTTGTTATCACCGGTACTGTGCTGGCATTCAAGCGTCAAGAGTCTATGTACGGCGATGTACTCAAAATGCTTGTGCAGGATGATCGTGGTTTCCGCGTTTGGGGTTCAGTTCCAGTAAGCCTTGAGGACGCAGAGCGTGAGTCCCGTATCACGTTTACCGCTACGGTGACAGCATCAGACAGAGACGCTAAGTTTGGTTTTTTCAAGCGGCCTACAAAAGCCGCTCTTCTTGACGTACAGGAGGCAGCTTGAACGCAGACATAGAGCTTCGCATCTTATCTCTACTCCGGGCGCGCTATCTTGATCACGAGATCGCGTCCATCATAGAACTAGAGTTTCCAACGCTGAACGAGTTCGATATCGAGGACTTGCCGGCACGCATAAGAAAAGTAAAGAGGGTAATTACATGGAACTAACAGATAGAAAGCACCTGTTCTTGGCGCTTGTTGTATTCATCATCGCTTACGGCTTAGTAGGTACTGGCGACTTCGAGGACGCGCTGCAGTCGCAGCGTCACTACTGTGACAGCGTGAATCGTTACGCAGAGAGTCGCGGTGAGTTTGGTCATCCACCTTACAACTTGCAGATAAAGTGCGATGAACAATAAGAGCTTAGCGGAGATGACGCAGCAAGAAGTTGCTGACAAGCTAGGCATCAGCAGGGTGAGGGTGCGACAGCTAGAAGAGCGTGCCCTTAAAAAACTACGCAACAACAAAAAGTTGAAAGCGTATTTCGATCAACTGCCAAAGGAGGCAAGATCATGGGAGAAGTAGTAGACGGTAACTTTGATACGCCAGAGGCGCGCAACGCGCACTTCGTTAAAGCTATCAATGATTTCAGGGACGACATCTTTAACAGTGTCGATATGTTCTTAGAGCGCGAGCAGGGTTCAGACGAGAAGTTTGCATGGCTGTTTGTGTATACGGGCGCCATCGAGAGTCTGAAGATGCTCGGTGCTGATATTAATTATCTGCGGGAGTTTCTGGAAACGGTGAACGACGGGTCGCCACAGAAGCACTAAGGAATCCGTACGGCGCTGGGGTTTTTCTCTGTTGTCCTTACAGCGTCGGGTTGGCCGGTTGGCAGCATCCCGGTGGATACAATTGCTGCTTCACTTGGGGGATCAAATGAAAATATCGAAACAAGAAATGCAAGAAGCACGCTCGCTATATGAGAAGGGCGTGGACGTGTGGTCTTTATCTGAAGCCTTCGGTGTTCACTACGACACCATGCGCAAGTACCTGCGCCAGTTCGAACTATATGGTGAGTCCATATACACGCCTAATCCACAATATGTTGAGAAAACAGAGGATTAGAGTAAAATATCACTGTCATTGGCAGTGAGGCGGGGGCAATGCTGCAGGTGGTTAACATCAAGTGGCACGTAATCGAAGCCGGTAACATGCCAGTAGAAGAGAAAACCGTAATGGTCGCGTTCGACGATATGAGTGTCGAGTCGTGGCCTCTTACCGCTGATGACATTATGGACGGAGAAGTACGCGCAGGACGCAGCAAGGGGCTGTACTGGGCTGAATCTATACCGCACCCTGATGAGGACTAAACGGTGGCAACGACAAGACGGCAGAAGATTCGCGCTGTTAAGGATGAAGAGAACAGGCGATCTCTAAGCATAAGGGGTAAGGCAGAGTATATCTTTGATTTAATTGATCAAATTGGAGAGCTGGACCCTACTCAAGAGCACTTCCAAGCAGAGATGCAGCAGAAGAAAACGCAAGCCGAGCTGAGGCTCAAGATGCTCGCTAAGACGCTACCGGACCTAAAGCAAGTTGACGCTGATCTCTCTTCTAGCGATGGTTCTATGACTCCACCTACGGTGATTGAACTTGTCGCAAAAGGTCTCGATTGAATTACCTCCGAAACTAGCTGACCTATTTACCGGGGAGGCTAGATACCGTTGCTCATACGGTGGCCGAGGTTCTGCTAAGACACGATCCTTTGCTTTGATGACCGCGGTATGGGGAATGCGCTGGGGTGTAGCCGGTAAGCAGGGGCAGATACTCTGCGCTCGTGAGCACCTCAACTCTCTGGACGAGTCCTCTATGGAAGAGGTCAAGTCTGCTATCCGCTCTGTTCCCTGCCTGATGGACTATTACGAGATCGGTGAGCGTTACATACGTTCCCGGGATGGTCGCATCACCTACGTGTTTGCCGGCCTGAGACGTAACCTGGATAGCATCAAGTCAAAGGCGCGCATTTTGCTCTGCTGGGTAGACGAGGCCGAGACTGTTACTGAGACAGCATGGCAGAAGCTCATCCCTACGGTGCGAGAGGACGACTCTGAGATATGGGTTACGTGGAACCCTGAGAACAAGCACTCCGCTACGCATCACCGATTCCGCGTTAACAAGCCAGAGCAGTGCAAGGTCGTGGAGATGAACTGGCGGGATAACCCGTGGTTCCCTGACGTACTTGAGCAGGAGCGACAGGACGATCTTAAGAAGCGCTCGGATGTCTATGATCATATATGGGAAGGTGACTTCAGAATCTTCTCAGAGGGCGCCTACTACACGCAGGAGATGGCTAACGCATTACACGAGGGTCGGATAGATCGTGTCCCATACGAGCGCTCAGTGGGCGTGGTGACGGCTTGGGACTTAGGTGTAGGTGATAGCACGGCTATTTGGTTTGCTCAGTTTGTCGGGCCAGAGGTCAGGCTCATTGATTACTACGAGAACGCCGGGGTGGGTCTTGATCACTACGCTAGGGTCTTACAGGAGAAGGGCTACATCTACGAGCAGCACATCCTGCCTCATGACGTCCGGGTGCGAGAGTTAGGCAGCGGCCGGTCACGGTTAGAGGTGCTGGATAGCCTGCGGGTGACTCCGGTACAGATCGCGCCTCAGCTTAATGTAGATGACGGCATCCAAGCGGTCAGGTCTATGCTCGATCTTTGCTACTTCGACAAGGACAAGTGCGAGAAGGGCATCGACTGTCTCAGGCAGTACCGGCGCCAGTACAACGAGACCATGCAGGTCTGGAACGAGAGGCCACTGCACGACTGGACATCACACTGCGCAGACGCATTCAGATACCTTGCCATCGGGTACAGGAAGACCTCAAACTGGGGCGAACCTATACGGCGTAACCTCAAGGGCATTGTCTGATATAATTGGCCCTTCACACTGGAGGCTTCATGGCAATTGGCGCACGCTTACGCGGTATTCTTGATGAGTTAGGCTTAGCGGCTAAAACTGAAGAAGAAGCAGTTTTAGAGTTGGAGTTCGATAGAGGTTATCCCGGATGGACGGCTCGCAAAATTGCTGAAGGCGTACTGCCTATGGATACGGCTTCTCGTATGGAGCGCGCTCGGCAGCAAGGCTTTTTCCCAGAAGACGTTCAGTATCATGGCGGAAACGCGGACATAGAATTTTTTAGGGCCAGCCCAAAAGGTGCGATTGGCCCCGGCGTTTATACGACGTCAGAGCCAGAGTTAGCGAATAGATATGCGCGAGCTGGTAACGCCGATACCGGAGTTGTCTACCCTGTTCTTACTCGTGGCGGTTTCGCTAATCGATTCCCAAATATCGATGAGTTTATGAAGGTCGTCCCAAAGGAAACGCGGGTAAGCCAACTAGAAGACGTACAAGCTGATTTAAGGTTTGCGGAGGGAAAGACCGGGATAGACGATTATCTTGGTAATGACCCAATGCGTAATACTTTTGACCCTTCAGATATTCGCTCCCTGTTTGCCGCATTCGACCCTGAGTACAAAGGCTCTAACATCCTTGGTGAGCGCGCTATCCCTGTTGCTGGTGCGGGACTATTAGCTGCTGCGGCTATGTCGCCAGAAGAGGCAGAGGCTG